GATTGAATTGGTACCGCCGTCAATGGCAACGCCGCCGCTGTTCGTGCCGAAAATGATTGATCCAGACATTAAACGCCCTCCACAATACCGCCGACAAAAATGTCAGTGACAACACCTGCCGAAACAACCTGCACAACTATTTCACTTAAAGCGCCGCGCTCGATTAGGGCGGTCTGCGTTTCGTCCATGAATATCTCACCGACGCCAGTAGCTGGGTCAGTCCAGCCCACGGCTACGCTAGGCGCATAGGGTACCTGCGTCCACGGGTGGCGCATAAGGGCCGTCACCGTGATCCCTGTGGCGTCTCTGGGCGCGCCAGCATCGTCCAGCCACGCAAAGAAAGTGCGGAACTCAGAACCACGCACAATTTGAAGCGTATCTGTCATTACTTGCGCTCCAACAATTTTTTAACGTCGTCTTTTACTTCCCGCATGTCTTCGCGGCCACGCCTTAGCTCAGCCTGCAATAGCGCTATCTGCTTTTCATTGGTAAGCACACGACGAATAAGCCAAGCAATGCCTGTAGCGACTGCGGCGACTATCGCGCCCCAGATTTTATCGAAATCAACCGTCAAAAAAGCGCCCTCCGAGGCGAAGGGGTTATGATACTTTGAAAAAAGAGCCAGACGTGAGGCCCGCCGGTCCACTGGCAACAAACTTGGAAGAGGCCGATGCAACATTGACCAGCGCTTGCAGGTCAATGTCAGTCGCGCCCGCAACCGTCACCGTCGTGCTGAGTGATGATGTCAGCTCGCTACGCACGCCAGCCACGTTGCCGAATACGATAATGCGGTTTGTGTCTGTGACCTCCGCACCGTTGGTTGTATCGAACAAGCGGCATTGGATTTGCCGATCTGCGTTCGCCTCTGGAATGATAAGCGCCCGCACGTCAAAGGCCAGATAATAGGTTCCCGCCTCTGGCAGGTTGAGCGTCAGGCCCGTGTTCGCAAACGATGCTGTCGGTATGTAGTTTGCGGCTTGCGTTACCGTCCCCGCAACAGGTGAACCGCCGCTAGGTGCTTGCGGCTCATATTGCCCATTGGCTGCGTTCCAGACCAATGTATCGCCGTCCGCAACGCCTGCGTTGTCAACGTTCACTGCGTCCGGCATAACCACTGTTGAGGTTGGCCTTTCTTCAATATCAAGAATAATACTTTGGATAGTTACTTGATCAAGATCATTGTCCCCACTCTGTTTAATGAACCTTACATCGACAATATCATTTTGTGAAAGTGAACCGCTGTAGGACAACGATATAATTTGGTCAGTGTTGGTATTGCCATCAGAAATACCTTTAAAATCTTCAACAACATCGTTTATTACCAACTGAGCTATTATTTCGAACTGCTCTGAATCTTCCCACACGATTCCCAATATAGATGAAATTTTTGCGTTATCTATGTCTCTGTTGGCGGTTACAGAGAACTGATTAACAGTAAAATCAGAACTGCTGTCTAAAATCTTTTGACTTCCAGATAAATCAACCCTTTCGGTAGCGCCGCCCAATGTGTCTAATTCAGCACTAGTTGTGTATGTGTTGAACGATTGAAATCCTGTGTTTACTGTGGCTTCATATTTTCTTAAATGAAAGTTAGCTAAAGCTGTTGGTGTAACCATTCCCGCAAGAACTACTTGATCTTCAACTGGCTTTACCGAAAACTCCTTTATACAAAAGCTCTCAACACCAGCAGTATCAATAGCGGCCCGAATACCTACATAAAGATTAGTCGAACCTACGATGTAAATTCTTACGTTCAATGAAGACGCTTCGATTGTGTCTGCATCAGGTGATTCAAACTCACCATCCCAGAAACCGCCAGTCGCCCCATCGGCATCGCCAAACGTAGTAGAGTTGTAAATTCTTGCCCTGAAAAACCCTACATCATCCTGAACCCCTGAAGCGGCAGCAGTAGGTCTGACAGTAGGATGGGTTATCCTCAATTTAACATCATACCAGCCAGAAATAGGTACTGTTAGCCCGCCGTCTGCTGAAATAGAAAAACCGTCATTTAGAATATTGTTTGCTGGATCAACATCCCAACCCGCCACGACAGTTTCAGCAACCAAGCTGTTTAAATCTAACGCCTCAAAGTCTTCATCAGCATCGCTGACGCCATACTCCGCTATCGCCCCCTCAATGGATACAGGCGGAGCATAATCAGTTCCCACACCAACAACGCTGACCACCCAGCCACCAGTTACTTCATCGGCACGGAACTGCGTGCCAGCGGCGTAGCTTGAGAATAGGAATGTGCCGTCAGTGACCCTGTTTAGGGTTTCACCTGCTTGGACCGCAAGGGTCGCTGTGTTTGTTACGTCGATATTTACAAACTGACGAATTGTTGCTGCATCTGCGCTTGCAGAGAGGGTCTCTGTGACTGCACTCGCAGACGCATCAATACGAACGCCGCTGCCCGCTACTGTTTGCCATGTGCCATCGCCGCGAAGAAACTTCGTGTTGTCCGTCGCTGCCTGAGCGGGGACCGCCCCAGCATCACCGGGGTTAGTGCCGTCAGCGCCGCCCATATCAGCCAGAATATCAATCACCGGGTTGCGCGGGTCGGCAACATCAACCGCCGTACCCGTGACCGTCTCAACATCGTCGTCAGGGTGGTCGATAAGCTCTAGGGCGTCCAAACGCGCAGCATAGGCCACGTCCAGCGCGTCCTGCGCTGCGTCCACCACCGCTTGCGCTGCAACCCGCGCCGCGATGGCCGCGTCTAGTTCCGCCTGCGTTGCGTTGTCCGCAGATAGCGCGGCCTCAATAGCAACGATATCTGCCTCTGCGACATCTAAGTCAGCTTGCGCGCTTGCAACATCAGCGGTCGCCGCGTTTAGCTGCGCTACCTCTGCAGGCGTTGCGCCCGCAGCACCTCCGCCACCGCCGGAACCTGACCCAATGCGCCCAATATATCTTGACATGCTTATTCCTACTCAGTGTGCGCGATTATGATTGAATCGTTGCCCGTAGGGTTTGGACCGCCGGGAGCAATCGCAAAGGTAGGCTCAGCGGAAGATGCGGGGATAACGTCGCCCTGATTGGCTTGCGTGCCGGGCAAAAGTGGATCACCGGGGGCAGCACCCGCGCGAACGAACCTAACAGGCCAAGGCGAGTTGACGGTGCAAAACGCAGTGCCCGAAGCGGGTAAAATCTCGACCCAAGAGCCGAAAGGAACATCAATTTTGGAAGTAGGCATATTCTAAGCTCCAATCAGCATAAGGCGGGGTCGCGTAGGCGATACAAAAGAGAAACGACGCGGTGAGGTAGTTCACCGTGAACTGCAAAGTCGCGATCAACGTTGTCCATCAAGCCATCGTCGTAATAGGCGCGGGCAAGGTGCGCGGTCGCCATGCGAACGGTCGGCGGCACTTCCGCTGTCAAAACTGACCCGTCAAAGAACGAAACCCAGCCTTTCGGCTTGAGGTAGTCCAGAACCCCACCAGAGGCCATTTGGATAAGCTCATCGAGGAGAACGTCGTCGTCGGGGAAATCAACGCGGGTGTACGCCCGAAGCTGGGCCAGCGTGATTAACTTAATCGCCATAGGACTCGCCATAAGAGCGGCCACGTGGCCCCTGAATGCCGTCAGCACCCTTTGCCCCATCTTTACCGTCTTTGCCGGTACGGCCCGCCTTAACAGCTAGGCTCCAATCTTCCGATTTCACTTCGCCGCCGGGATGTTCTTTGGTTTTTGAAACTTCGCAGTGCCAGATTGAACCGCCGCGCGTGACCATATCGCCCTGAGAGTATTTCGCGCCCTCGTCGTAAAGCCCGCGATAGATTGCAACCGGCAGGTTAAAGTCAAAGCGTTTTTCGCGACCGTCGTTTGACTTAACCAAGAAGGAGAAATCACGGTCGCCCGTTTTTTCCATCGCTACTTCATCAAAGCCGATCCCGTCCTTGCCGTCTGCACCCTTTTCGCCGTCTTTTCCGTCCGAACCGTCTTTGCCGCGAACATTCCCAACGGCTTTTTCTTCGCCATTATCGTCAATAAGGATCAACTCGCCATCAGCGTTTTGAATTGCGCTCTTGAAGCCCAGCCCGTCTTTGCCAGATTCGCCCTTTTCGCCTGCAGGACCAGCTTTGCCGTCTTTGCCAGCGTCACCCTTTTCGCCCGCAGCGCCAGCGTCACCCTGCAAGCCGGTCTCGCCGGGTTCACCCTTGGGGCCAGCTTTGCCTTTCTGCCCTTCGACGCCTTTTTCTCCTTGTGGCCCTTGGTCACCCTTTGGCCCTGCATCGCCTTTTTCGCCGGGCTCAATCTCAAGAGCAGCAATCGCTTCCTCAATGGCCTTCACCATTTCCGTGCTATCAATCTTAACGTCTAGGTTCTGAGTATCGCTTTTGGCCGCTTTCTGTGCTTTCAAAAGGTTCTGCTCAACAGCCTTTTGCTGAGACTCGATATCTGACTTCAAACCAGACATATCAGGCGTCTCGCCGTCCTTGCCAACAACAACGCCAAGAACATCAGCTTCACCGTTCGTCTTGGTCAGTACAAGCTGTCCGTCCTTGTCAATAAATGACTTGCTCAGGCCTACACCATCTTTGCCAGCGAGTGGTTCGCGGGCCTCAAATGCGGCAAGCTGTGCGCGTAGCGGGGCAATCTCTTTGGCAAGATGCGCCTGAAACATCGAAACGATGGATTGTGAAAACTTTTCCGGGTCAAACTGCACGTCCTAGACCTTCCTCTATAAAGCGCAGCGCCTCGGCCTGCTGTGACTCATCCGGCCCGTCAAACGGGTTTGGCATGGCGTCACGTTTCGCCAGTGCCTCCAATGAGTAGTTTTGTTCCTGCAGAAACGGTGAATCCCCGCCAGCAACAGGGCTGAGATTTAGAGCCTTGCGACTTTCATTTGGTGCCTTGATGCCAGCGCCAACAGCGTTCGCCTCAAATTCAATTTGAGACGTTGGGTCCATCCGTAGCAAGTCACTCAAGTCAAATTCGATCTTGTGTTTTGCATCCAGACCCAAATGCTCGCCCAAAAGTTCCTCAATGCTCTCAATGTGGATTTGAAGGCATTGGGAATAATACTGGTTATCAAGGGCACTGATGTTGTCGTACTTTGGGAACTCACCAACACCGACTTTGTAGGCCGGGACGCGATAGACGCCGCAGACAACCTCAGCAGACCATTTCAACTGCTCGAGCATCTGCGAGTCAGTCGCGGTCATGTGGATTGACTTATACTCAAGCCCGTCGCCCAGAACGGCAAACTTGCCGTAGTTCGAACCGGAATAATTTGTCGTCCAAGTTTCTTTTAGCCGCTCCGCAGTTTCATCTGAAATTGACTTAGGTGCGGTCAAGAATCCGCTAGGACGCGAGTCATTGGCGAAGAACCGGGCGCTGTTGTTCAGGATGGCCAAGCCCTGCGTTGCCGGAAGCCCCGCCGCATAGATAGGGCTATTCCCAACAAGCGGGTGATGCAGCGTGTTCCAACGGTCATGGATGATCTCAGACGCCGGTACCGTCACTTGGTCGTCTTGGAACCCACCCATGTTATCACGGCTAAGCTGATAGAATACCTGCCCATCCTCTGACACAAGCGGCGTCACCAACTGCGGGTCGAGAACGTACATGGCAATAACCTTGCCGTTGCGGTCCCGGTCCTTGAACACAAAGGCGTTGCCGTTAATCATCTTCGACTGAACCCAGCTTTCTAGAAACTGGATGCGGTTTTGATTGCGGTTTGGTTTGCGCAAGACTTTTTCAAGCGAGCGTGAAGTCGCAGGGGTCCAAATGCCCTTGCTGTTTACGCCCATGTGTTGCCAGCGCAGCTTGGCGATGTCAGAGGAAATCAGGGAAATGCACGAAAACACCGCATGGTGCGTTAGAACATCGTCAACCTTAACTTCTACATTCTGTTGCCAAGCGCCAGCATAGCTTTCGTAGATTGAACGCACCCACCCGCCACGGTTTTCGCGCACCGTGCGCAGGCTGGACGCCTTCGTAATCTCCAAACCTAAGAAACGCAAAGGTTAGCCCTCTGCCTTCATGTCTTTGGTCTTGTAAGTGCCTTTTTCAGGCACGGCATCGACCTTAGCAGGCTTTTCCACCGGGGCGGGCACATATTCTTCAACTTTGCCTAGCGCGATCATTGCGCGGGCCGTTGTGCGGGGGATTGACAGGGTAGAGCCGCGCTTATGCACCTTGCCGCCATATGGCCAGCTTGCGCAGACAACTTTAACTTCAATATTCATTGATAAGTTCCTTCAAGAGGCAGTGAGGGGGCCAATCAAGGCCCCCAAACAATCTTAGTTGTAGGCAGCGCCCGCGATCATCTGGACAGATGCCGCACGGCCTTTCTGCCAAGAGATGTAACGTTCTGCGCGGATGGCCGTCTGGTTTGTCTGCCACATGGAGACAAGCGGCTTAGGATCGGCGACCGCTTCCGGGTCGTCATCCATAACCAAAGAGGCCTCGCTTGAGCTATCCAGCATGACAGAACCGTCATCAGCGACAAACACGTCGTTCGCCTTGATCAAGGTGATCTGGCCCGCTGGAAGGTTCTCGGACACAACAACCGGCACACCCAACAGGTTGCCGCCGTTCATGTTCATTCCGGGGAATGAAGGCTGACCAAGTGGGTTAACCATGAATGCGAGGGAAGTTGCGGTAACCTCGGACATAACCAACGTAGCACCTGCCAGAGACAAGTTAGCCGCAGTGTATGCCGCGATAAGAGCCTTCATGTCTGTGCGGACGGCAATTTCATCAGTACCGCTAGAAGCGATGCCTGCGACGCCGTTTGTCAGAGATGCGGGGCTAACACCGGCTACAGCCGCAACCGCAGGATCAAGGAGCGCAGCGTCAATGAAGCGTGCGTTCTGTGCGATCATGTTATCACGGATGATCCGATCAGCGGACGGTGTGGACAGCCGGGCAAGTTCGTCAGTGATGACAACGATGCCAGCGGTCTTGTGGTGGTCCAGCTTCACATTGTCGAACGCCAGCGCGCCGACAGGCTTGTGCTTGCCTTCACCAACCCAACCGAACGTGGAGCCGGAAGTCATACGAGGCACCGAAACCTTGAACGGAACAAAGTTCCAACCGCTGATCCGGCCCATGATTGTTGCAGGCTGCAACAGCTCAAGGAACTCGTCAGCCATCTGGTTGTATTCCACCAGAGGCGCGGCCCATGTTGGGTCTGTAGTCGTACCAGCCGCAACCGCGGCCTTCAGAACGTTTCCAACCTGAGGCGTGTCTTCCCAACGCTTTGCGACTTCAGCCGCTTGCATCAGGTTGCCCTTTGAAATCGCCAAAGACTTAGCATAACGCGCAAACGCAATACCTTTTTCAGCCTTTGGTGCCTTAACCGTGGCCGCAACAGTGCGAGCCGCAGTGCCAGCCTTGGCGGTCTTGCCGTCAACAGGCTCAGCCGCAGCGGCCTTGCGTGCGTTCAAGTCGGTCAAGCGCTCGATGTGCGCGTCGATAGACTTGATTTCAGAAACCAACGCGTCGTACTCTTCGGTTTCTTCACCGGAGAACGTTTCACCTGATTTTGCGGATGCCTCAACCATATCATCGATACGGGCTGATTTTGCAGTCTTTGTGGCTTCAAAAGCCTCAATCTGCTCTAGGATAGAGTCTGCCATTAGTTTATCTCCTTCTGGCGCTTTTTTGTGGGTTTTGACCGATTTACGGTCGATTTTGACCGCTTTACGGCCCTCTTTTCCCGTAACGCCGGGAGTTTCCGCCGCTTTAGAACTCGAAACATTGCCAATCGCGGCGCGCTTCTTGGGTTCAGCGGGTGGAATTTCTTCGCCATCAAGTTCCATTGACTTGATGCGGAATGAACATGTGCGGCTCTTGTCCGAGACGGACTTTACAGCCTGAATCTTCGCGTCTGGGTTGGCAGGAATCGACACCAAAGATAGCTCTCGAAGCTCCCATTCATCGAACTTCCAGCCACCACTTTCCAAGGTGGAAAAGTCATCAAAACCGAAGCCAATCGACACTGAATCGACAAGACCCGTCTTGATCTCGTCCCAAGCCAGATCAACACGTCGCTTCAGCTCATCAGACGTTGCGTCTTTTGCTAAACGAGCGCGAAATGTGATGCCAGCGTCCGAAACCTGCATTTCTTCGACCTGACCTACAGGCATTCTGTGGTCGTGCTGGTGAAGCAACGGCAGAGGAAGCGTGAACTTCGCGCCTGTCGGAACTACAATGTCACCCGCACGGTCAACCGTTGGCGTTGTCGCAACACCCTCAATGACATATTGGTCCGTCATGACGGGCCTCCAATCTTTCCGAATTTTAGTTTGTGAAAATACAAAATGGCCCGCTATCGCCGCAGCGATATGGGTTAATCTTGTTTCGATTTTCAGTTTTTCTTAAGCTGCTTTGGCGCTCAACAACTTGAAGCCTTTTGCAACCTTACGTTTGCCATTTTTCAGGTTACAGAAGCAGGAATTGCCTATATTCAAAGACTCTTTGATCTCAATGCTATTACCTGTAAATTTGCGACCAGTTTTTACGCAAATCATCGTGTACTCTGTCGGGTCAAAATTAGGGCAATTGGGTCCACGCCTACTTCGTCTACCGACTTTTTTTCTCTCAGCCATTTCTACAGCACGTCTAGCAATATCGTCTTGCTTGAACTTAGCTGCCAACGCAAAATCCAAGGTCTGATACCACCCCCTGCAATGATGGTATGGTTCGTGAAATTCTATTCTTTTTCCGAATTCACTTTCGAATTCAACCGAACTGCCAGACCATGTAGTGCCGTCCGCACGATAAAGGGTCGTGGCATTCTGCACTTTAAGTGTTTCGTTCCTCAACTCTCGCGAACTCAAGCCCTTAGGGTTGTGCTTGGGGCTAAACCAGTCCTTTGATATTCGCCTTGATCCGCTGACTAGACGTGAAATGTTCTTAACGCCTGTGATTTTTCGCAATTCTACCTGAGTGCCGGAAGCCTCTCGCCCATCGACATGGCGCAACTTGTAAATCTTGCCGTCGTGGTTGTGATGATCTTTACCGGTCGGCCTAACATCATGCGCTAGCGCAAATTTTCTTTTCAGGTAGCCATATTGTGGTCTGTGCCGAATACAGTCACGCCCGCCAGAAACGTTTAAATTGGCCATAGCCCGTAAGGCAAACCAAAGCTTGCCACCGTAAATTTGCGCGAGGCAAAGGTGGGCGAAGTAGTGATCCTCAGCGGTCAATCTGATTAGGTTTTCAGGCTCGTTCCCGCCACCCATACAGCGAGGCAAGATGTGATGCCGCTCAGTGTAGCAAGTTAAGGATTTTTCGATCTCACGGCGCGACTTGATAAAGTCACCGTAAACACGTTTATAGTTCATAAGTTGATGACCTGTCAGAAAGGTTGATCGACTAGAGCCGTCGTTGCCCTGCAAGGCTTCGGCGGTTCGATTATTTTACTGCATGCCCATTCAGAATCAAAGGCACAAATGCCAAATCAGACCGTGAACATTTGAAACTGCGGCGCTGCGCTTTCGCCAGAACCTAAGTCACTCGCCATCGCGCCGGTCGCCAAGGACAGCGCAACCGCGCCGTCAATTCGTTCCGTATCCATTGATTTAGTTAAAAGCCTGTCGCCAGTAACGCGACCCTGCTTAACTTTAGCATTCAACATGCACATTGTTAGAACCGGGTGCCCGCCGTGCCGCATCTTCCCCTCAACCAAGTACGCCTCTAGCTCGTTCAGATAGGGCGACATGAACTTGTAGGACTGCGTAACCGGTATGAACCGCTCAAGCTCTTCCTCGGTAAAACCCTCTTGAACCAAAAGGGGCTGTAGAATTTGCATCTTGTGCGGGTCAAATGCGACCTTCTGAACATCATGACTGTCAAAAACACCGCGCAAGTGCGACGCAAGGTCTGCATACCTAATCGTAGGACCCGGCGTGGTGTTTAGCGTTCCATTTTCCGCCCACAAGTCATACGGAACCCGATCAGAACGCGATTTCTCGGTCAGCCCATCAAGAGGCAACCAAGCGGACGATCCAACGTCAATAAATCCATCCTTTTCCGCAACAGACGCGAAGAACGTCAGATCGCGGCTTGTGGAAAGGTCGATGCCCATCCAAATTTGACGGCCAACTAGCGACTTAGGTTGTGCGTCGTTCATTCGCCAAACGGTAGGCGAGATAAACGGGGCTTCTGCGTTTACCCTTTGGTTTAGGTGAAGGTTTCGAAAACTAGCTTCAGAAGTCGGCAACCTCTTAGCCTCTGACATCGCGTCCTTGAGCGTGTCAGCATTCAAGAAGTCGCCATAAGCAGGATTAGCGTCCCTTAGTGTTTTCTCTGAAAATGGGTCTGCGCTTTCCGGCGCGTCCCACATGTGCAGCTTGATTTTCGGATCAGACTTTTCTTTCGCGTCATCAATCAAAACAGACAGCAAATCATTGTCAGTCGCGGCCTGCGTAGAAATGACAATCGACAGCGGAGATTCATGCGCGCCCGAACCCGTTTCAAGCGCCGTATATAATTCGTCTCGCGGCCCCTTAACCTGCCCCAACTCGTCATGAACAACAAAAATCGGAGACGTACCATGCGCAGTCGACGCCTCCGCAGACATGGCGTGATAAACTGTACCAAGCTCAGAGACCAACAATTCCTTTGCCGTGTCCCGTATCAAAACATACTGCGATAGCGTGGGATTAAGCCGGACCATCTTTGCGGCAAGCTCAAAAAGAACTGCCGCCTGTTTTCTAGACCTAGCTGCGCTATAAAGCTGCGAATTTGGGACCGCCTCAGGGCCGCATAGATGCAGCAAGCACAGACACGCGCTAAGAGCCGTCTTTCCGTTTTTTCGGGGAAATGAAATGATGACACGCCGGGTCGGCGTATCGTAAATCTCACGTATTAACTCCCGCTGCCATTCACGCAGAATTAACCTTTTGCCAACGTCCTTCCCCTCGGGAACAAGGCAACTTTCTTCGATCCAAGCGATGTTTGCATCGCCTCGGCTTATCTCTGCCAAGGCTTCTTGCCTTGCGAGGATTTAGACTTAGCCGTACTGCTAGACTTGTCCGTGTAGCTAGACTGCTGCGTTAACCGCATCTTAGTTGCGCATGAAAGCGCTGCCCGCGTCTGCAATTCCTTGTCCCGCAGCAAATCACGGTAACGCTTATAGCTCTCATCATCAGCCATCGCAGTTGAGCGAACGCTTTCCAGCATCATCTGGATAGCCTCACCCTCCGCCACATGCTCGCAGTACGCCTGCAGGATAGATAACGTCTCAGCGCCGAACCAGTCGGACGGCATACGGTCAACAACCTTGAACCACTCCGCCGACGCGCGGTCGTTAAGGGAAAGCGGGGCCTCGGGGCGACCATCAAGCTTCTGGACAGCCTCTAGAACAACTGGTGCCTTGATTTCCGCCGCAGATTTGCGGCCTGCTTTTTTCTGCATGCCAAGCCTCAATTGTCGCGATTTATGAGCTAAAAGT